ATGAGAAACAATAATAAACAATCATTGTTTCTCGATAATCGATTGAATATCAATGGTTTAGGCCCTTGTAAACAATGTAAACAATAATTTAGGAGGAAAACCTGAATAGGAAATGTGAGGAAAATTATGACCAATTTAGGAAATGAAAAATCACAAAATAGAATGCACAGAAACATTGTTTACATTGTTTCTCGGGAGGAGAATTGGGGACCTAATCAATTGAATATCAATCACTTAGGTGAGAAACAATAGGAAATTTTATTGTTTACTACTGGTCAAATATTGTTTATTATGGAAAAAACTGAGAAATTGGGGCTGCCCCCAACTGGGAAACTTGGAGTGTTCCGGCGATGGCTGGGGATCTACTCAAAAGAGGAGCGGGAGGTCCTGGACTACGCCCGCAAATTGAAAAAGACCACCATGCAAATAGCACGGGGTCAGCTGACTCTGTTATCCCGTCCGGAATGGATGCGGCACGAGGACTGGGTTGAGGTCCGCAAACTACAAAACAAATTAGAAAGGAGGCGTAGAAGATGATTGCAATTTACCTGTTGGCCGTCATCGGCCTGTTCTCGATTTTCGGCGGAATACGTCAATGGTGGATCAACCCCAAACGGAAGTTGAACAGATCCATCAAACAGATGGAGAGAGCGGAGAGACGGATTCAAAAATTCAAAAAGAAGTCGTAGGCGAGTAGAGTCAGTAGAACTGGTAGAGTCAGTAGAACTGGTGCCAAATTGGTCCAGTAGAATTGGTGCCAGATTGGGACTTCTCTCGACCCACAAATACTGGACGGCACTCGCGCATACGAAACTAAAAATTTTCAAGAATGAGAGCAAAACACTTTAAGCAGCTAGGAAAGAATTGGGCTTTGTACTCGGAGGTCAATACCAAGTACTGTAATTGGACTCCTTCCATCGCCACGGTCCACGAAGGTATGATTTGGCCGAATGGCATTTCGGTCAAGTTCCTGTGGTTCGGCGTGACCCTCATTCGCGTAAGCGAATAAATTAAAGATCCCCGGGGCCAAACGCTCCGGGGATTGTTGTGCAGAAATAAATTTTTAATTTGTATAAGGTTTGATTATATTTGAGGCATGGCACGAAGTACATATAAAATGAGTCCGCTCGCCTATATGGAGGAGGGACAGAAAAGGCGAGACGCCGGGGAATTTGTAAAGCCCACCGATGCGGAGGAGCTTTATTTTGCATTCATTGAGTATTGCAAATTCATGAAGGATAACTATTTCTCCCAAGCTCACAAGAATAAGAATGGCGAAGACTGCAGCGTCTACATTTCTCGCCCGATGACCATCGAGTCATTTAGGCTGTTCGCTGGACTCAATCCTATTGAGTACGGGGAACTCACAGGAGACCCGGTAGCAGCTGCAATTGGGGGTACCATCGAGGATGCCATCAACTCCCAGCAAATTGAGGGAGCACTGGTTGGCAAGTACGCTGCCAGCCTCATCCAGGTACTTCAAGGACGCAAGACCAATGTCAATGTAACGGGAGGCATTACTCTCGAACAGATAACAGGAATGGAGGTAAAATAAAATGGGACGCCGGCTTCAATTTGACACCAAAGGCAACGAGAAGCAGAAGGAAGTGGCTCGGCTATGGCTTGATGACTCTGTCACTGACATTCTGTATGCCGGCACGAAAGGTGCTGGCAAATCCTACCTCGGGTGTTCCTTGATAGCCGGCGATGCCCTCACCTACCCGGAGACATTTTATTTTATTGCGCGTAAGACGGCTGCCGACCTGGTCCGGTACACTATTCCCTCCATCTACGAGGTATTTGCCCACTGGGGCATCACGGAGAACTACTATCACTTTAATGGTCAATACAACTTCTTCGAGTTGTACAACAAAAGCCGCATCTACCTCATTGATGCCAAGTACAACCCCAGTGATCCCATGTACGAGAGATTCGGGTCCATGCAGATGACTCGGGGGTGGATCGAAGAGGGTGGCGAGTTTATCCGCGAGGCGAAGACCAACCTCCAGGCTTCCATCGGTCGATGGAAGAATGACGTCTACAAGCTGGCTCCCAAACTCCTCATCACCTGCAACCCGTCCAACAATTTCCTCTACACGGACTACTACAAGCCATGGAAGGAGAACAAGCTGCCTCCTTGGCGTCGGTTCGTCAAAGCTCTGCCCCAGGACAACAAGACTCTCCCAGACACGTACATTGAGGGGCTTCTCCGGAACCTGACCCAGTCGCAGATCGAGCGACTGGTCTTTGGCAACTGGGAGTATGACGATGACCCGAATTGGCTGGTCGACTATGATGCAGTGTGCGACATGTTCAGCAATGAGTTCGTACTCCCGACTGGCAATCGGTTCATTAGCACTGACCTTGCCGGGAAAGGTCGAGACAGTTGGGTGGTTGGAACCTGGGACGGCATGGTCTGTCGGATCCCCATCGCCAAAGGCTTCTCGGAAGGCAAGGAGATGGAGGAGAAGATCGCCAAATTGGCCACCGGTCTGAAAGTCCCCCGGTCCAGCATCGTCTCAGACGCTGACGGACTTGGGTTCTACCTGGAGAGCTACCTGAAAGGCATCCGGGAGTTTCACGGAGGACAGTCAGCCATTGACTCCAAGACGTACAACAACATCAAGTCGGAGTGCGCATTCAAGCTGGCGGAGCTCATCAACAAGCGCCAGATCCACATCATCTGCTCTCCCGAAGTTCAGGAGAAAATCAAGCAGGAGATGACGGTCCTCAAGTCCAAGAACACGAACTCCGCTGAGCAGAAGCGAGAGCTCATCTCCAAGGACACCATGAAGCAGCTCCTCGGCAGGTCACCGGACTTTCTGGACATGCTCATCATGCGAATGATATTTGAGATAAAGCCTAAGGCGACTGGCATGAAGTCCGCCAAAATCATAATCCCCGCAAAACGATGATACTGGACATCATAACCCTCATCCGCAACATGGTCAAGATGATCAACCCTCTGGCCGTTTTTGAGTGTGACCAGGCTCGAATGCTGAATGTCAAAGTAGACACGATGGAAAGATTCGTAACAGACTCGGACGGCAATCGGGTATCGTCTGACTTTGTCTATGTTGAGGAGCCCACCACTGGCTACTATGATATTCCTTACAGAGGGCACCAGAAGCAAAGGACCATCATGCAGATATACTTCTGCAAATTCGAGCCGATGGCCAACGATGCCTACAAAGGCGACACGAAGTTCAGCCAGAACTCGCCCACCATCGGACGACTGGAGTTGAAGAATCAAATCGAAGAGCAGATGGTTCGGCCATTCTTGTATCTCTTGAAGACTTCGGAATTAGGACTCAGGCATCCGGAAATATTCAACACCATTAGAATTATGTACCCGTCTCCTCGGTTCGACGCCAACGAGGTCAGCGTAGGACTGGAGCTAACAGTAACGCAAGAATGGTGTCTCGATGCGTATAAGCCCATTCCTCCTGCTCCACCTGAACCTAAACCTGTCAGGCTGGTAGACATCATCCACGAAGGATTTAATATGCGGGGGATTACGATAACCTTTGAAAATACTGAATCGAAACCCGTTGACAAGTCTGTAGGCACCGAATCCATAGTCACTAACACTGTTCCGGTTAACCTGGTCATGGCATTGTACTTGTATGGATCCATATCATGCGGAAGGCCCACAACCCCAGCATATTCAAGGGGAAAATGGAAGCTCAAAGAGTATACATTCCCGGACACAGAAGACTTAATTGTAACTAAAATCAATGTAAAACCTGAGGGGGAATTCCCCAACGTATGGACCTTCCGAGACATTTATACAATGGTATGATACAGCGAATCGACATAAAAGGCGGTCAGATGACGTTCGGCCAACGCATAGAGCTTGGCCGTATCATCACTGACAAGGAGATGACCGACATTGACAAGATGAAGGAAGGCATGCAATGTCTCGGCGTCAAATGGAGTCTCAGGAACACCTCAGAAATTGTCGAGTATTGGTATGAGGTTCTTCTGGGCATTAAGTACTGGATTGAACGAGAACAGGCTGAGCTCAAGTATGAGCCCAGTGCCGAGGAAAAGGCAGCCGGCATTGCTCAATTCTCTTTGGTGGTTGGCGAGATGGCCACCATCACTGCACTGGCCAAGGACTACTCGAAAGACCCGGACGAGATCCTGGAATGGAAATACGGAAAGGTGTACAACCTCCTTTTCACCAACTTGCAGAGCCACCTCTTCCGTGAGCGACTGAACAAGGAACTGGAGCGTAAGGCTCAACAGAAAGCCAATGCTCGCAAACCCAGAAACAAATGGCGGTAGAACTGGAACAGATATTGGCTGAGGGACTCACTCAGATGCGGGACGAGATCATCCGGGCATCACAGGACGCCGGGCAGGAAGCCTCCGGCAGAACCTATGCTCAGATAACAGTCCAGACGGGACGGGAAGGCGAAACAGTTTGGGGAACGATCGAAGCTCCAAACTACTTCTACACTCTCATACGAGGCCGAGGCCCTGGAAAGATCCCCGCCAATCTGGGGCAGATAATCATGGAGTGGGCAAAGCTCAAAGGCATCACATTCTCGGACCCAAAGGATCTGGTCCGATTCGGAAATGCCACTGCATGGAAGATAAAACGAGAAGGCTCAGAGCTTTACCGCAATCACATTTACGTTGACTTGGTCGACACTCCCGCTGATAACTTCGAGGAGTATCTGGCTCAGCATTTGGACAAGACAATGGAGGTCCTCATTGAAGAGGCATTCACTCCTGACAACAATATGGACCACGGATATATAATATAACGCGATATGGCAATTACCAATCAACCGGCTGACGACTCCCTGTATTCAGCATATTCGCGAATACCAGTCGAGACCGACAACTTAACATCCGGGCTTGAGATCGAGACTCAGAACTTCGATGAGGCCAACATGATCTCGCTTAACATCATTGACAACGAGCAATTCGAGGTGTTTGACAACAGTGGCGGCACGAGTCAAAACTGGTTCAGAGAGTTCGTAATACCCCGGAAGATGGTACCCGGGGAATGGTATGTTTTTTGGGTTGGTTCTGGCAAAGTGAACAAATCAACTGTCCTGACGGTCGCGTTATACCAAGGAAACGCAGAAGGTCATGGGGTGGTCAGGGTTGCTACGACCAATCTTACGATTGGCTATTCTATGACATGGCGTGTCCAAATCCCTAATTCCGAAAATGTGGGATACCCCTACACGGTACTGAGAATATATTCTGGGAAAGAAGGACAAACAGCTGGAGTGAAGGTTACTCTCGTAAATATGAGTTTGGCCTACGGCCAAAACTACATCACCCATATTCCCAGTCCAGTTAAAGCAGCGAACTCATTAACTGAAAGCATCGACATCCACAGGGATCCTGGATTTGGGACGACTAAGAAGTACGATCTCAGCTTTTTGGCTAAAGCTGGATTCCGGGATCTTAACAGGACATACCCGTATGTTGACTCACCCATCGGCTTTGCCATTGACTACAACCTCATATCGGCATACGCATACAGAGGCATCGGCGAACAGAACTTCAACGTCCGATATGCCTCCCGAGGAGTTCGGCCCAGAGGCTACAACGTCAATTTCTCCATGTCTAACATAGGACTCGTATTGACTGACAGAACTCCGGACAGTGAGAGACGGATATACGTTAAGAAATATTTTGGGTACCCGAACTTCTTAACCGTTTTTGCGAAAGGTTCTCAAGCACTCAACTCGCAGTCAGCCATGGAGGTGAATGTTATGTACACGGGGACTACAGCTTTCAAAACAACGGAGATCTCCCCCAGAATCAACATTCCATTTGTCCTCGAGTTCGACGAGGAGTTGGCAGATGGTGCTGACTACGTCATTGTCCGGAATCGCAATTTGCCCATTAACTCTGACAGATGGCACATATACTACGTTGATGCAGAAGTTCCCTGCAACCCATTCTATATCCGCTGGATAAACCAGAAAGGCGGATGGGACACTTACATGTTTGAGCAACACAAGAAGTATACGCAGGAGGTTGACCGGGGAGACCAATACGTATTAGCGAATTCCAGAGACCCCTATGCCTCACAGACGAGAGGCGAGTTAGCTCCGGAGTTTAAGAACATAGTCCAAGCTGGAGCAGAACAACTTGACGAGAATGACTTTAATCTACTCAAAGGGATTGCTCTCTCGCCTTTGGTCCAGGTTTACAACTATCAAATTGCCCAATGGGAACGAGTCCTCGTAGATGACACGGACTTAACTTGGGACACCAAGACTCCCCGGAACACTGTTAGCTACGAGTTCCAGCTTATTGACGAACAAACTCAGTGGTAATATGAACTACGAACTACTCATGAGAGGTATTGACGGCGAGGTCTGGTCACTGGACCTCCCGCTTGATGCTCCTGCGATGAACTACCAAATAAACAACTTGGCGGAGCTGAAAGACCGGAATGCCTCATACTCCCAGCGGATCAGCCTGCCCAGGACGACCCATAACGAGCAAGCATTCCAATTCAGTTTTGTAGTTGGCTCAGGTTCGTATGTGCCATACATGAAGTTTCCTTGCCAACTATTCTATGAGGGAGCACTCATATCCCCGGCTGGAGCAGTATTGAACATCGTAGACGTATCAGATACATCGATCGGGGTCCAGATCCTCGGGGCAACCGCTGACCTGTTCGACACCCTCAACAACACTGACGCGAAGGATCCCGGGACTGGCATGTTTCTCCTCAAGTGGTACACGGACACAATGGGACAGGCCGAGCGATACCTCTCCGGCCCCGAGGAATCTAAAGTCCTGTACTTTTGGCTATATGCAACTCTCCAGAAGAACCCGAACGTCCCCCCGATCTCCATGGAGGCAATCAGGCAAGTCAGGGAGTTGGACAAGTTCTACCCCCACCTCAACTGGTATGACTTGGTGACATGGATCTTCGATCGAGCAGGCTACAGTCTCGAGACTGACGTGGATTCAGTTGACCGGAGTGAAATGTTTTTACCTTGCACTTACCCCGTTTTGGCAGACAACCCCAATGCTCCGAAAGCATCCGGGACTGGCTGGATCCAGGATCCCCCGATTGGCACTACGGTAGGGGTGATATGGCAAGGATACCCCGGAGTAACTCTCAGTGACCCGGTCGCTGGACGCTTGATGATGGGCACCGTATCCGGAACATTCAGCTGGATGACTTTGTGGGACACGACCATCACGTTCAGTTTCTCATGGTCCAATATTTCTGCCATCCGGAATGGTTCTGTGGCAGTCCAAGTTACCCATTACAAGAACGACGGGACCAGTGCTATAGTGTTGACCAGATCCTGGTCGTCCGGATCTTCCGGCAGCGCTTCGGTCGACATACCGATGGAGGCAGGAGAGCACATCCTGGTGTCCGGATCTCTCGCCACAGTCAATCCCTCTGTCAATCAGTATGACATGAGGTTCCCGGTCAGCATTACTGCTCCTCCCGTGCCAGAAACTTCGCCGGGGGATAAGCCCCAGCCCGGGCTAACCTATGACCTCCTGGCCTCTACAGGATTCAAGAGCTTGGGAGACATAGTCAAAGCTTTCTTCCAGTTGTTTGGTCTTACTATTGACGTGAACCCAGCTACTAAAGTAGCAAGAGCATACTCAGTTCGGGAGTTCTACAACAGACGAAGCTCGTCCGGGAAAAATTGGTCTGACAAGCTGATAAAAGGAAAGGACACCAAACTTACGTTCCAATTGTCCAGCTATGCCCGGTCCAACGAGATAAAGTTAGAGGATAACAAGGACAACAACGTTACTGACTCGTACAAGTTCAGCATCCCGGACGTCAATCTCCAGCCCACCAAACTCCTGTTCCAAATTGGGTTCTTAGCCGGACTTAATCAAGGTCTCTATGACTGGGACACTACAAATAAGGTTCATACACTTGCTAACTACCCGATTTGGACTATCAATAGAGGACGGATGGAGAATGGGGAAATGACTGAGACGACTTGGGAGTATAATGCTCTCAGTAAACCGATGGTGGTCCACATAAATAAGTCTGACTATATGTGGCCCCAGGTGAGTGTAGGCTACACCCTTACCCGGGTACGACTATACACGGCGTATTTCAAAAATTTGAATTACTACGTTCCTAAGTACTACGACAAGCTCATCAACAATATACTCAAAAGACCGAAGATCCTACAGACCCAAATACTCCTGGACTCGCTTGACATCCAGGGTCTGGACCTATTCGACCCGATATGGTTGGAAGAGCATGGGTTCTGGTTCTACGTTTCGAAAATAAACAACTTCCAAGCTGGAAAGATAACCAAAGTAGACCTAATACGAATGTGATATGGCCGAAGAACAGAAAAGCACAATTTACAATGTCAAGGTAACAGCTGAGGATGCTCTCAAGACGTTAGCCGAATTGAAGCTCCGGTCCCAGGAGTTGAGGGATCAGCAGAAGGCTCTTGGCAAAGTGACCGAGGAGAATGCTCAAGAATACTACGCACTTGATAACCAAATTAAGGCTATCAATAGCGAAGCAAATAAGTACCAAAAGCAGATCCAAAACAACATTAAGCTCCAGAACCAACAGGAGGCAAGTTTAGCAAAACTTAGAACCCAGTTGGCTTTGGACAATGCCGAGTTTGCAGAGTTAGGAAATTCGATGCAGGACGCAGCCCGTAAAGCCGAACTCGGCAAGCGTATTGCAGAGACCACTGAGGAGCTCAAAGCTCAGGAGGAGGCACTCGGGGACTACCGCCGGTCGGTTGGTAACTATGAGAAGGCAACCGATAACCTGAAACAGGAGCTCAACGACTTGACCGACACTCTGATTCGGATGGCTCAAGCTGGGGACACGAGTTCAGCATCCTTCAAGGAGATGGTCAAGCGAGCTGGTGAGCTCAAGTCGGCAGAAGACCTTGTCAATACAGCCATCGACCAGACCGGACGAGGAATTGACACACTGGTCGCTGTTACGGATGCAACCTCAGCAATCACTTCCGTCTACGGACTATGGACCACAGCCACTCAGGTACTGGGGAGCGAGAACGAGGAACTCAATGCTACCATGACGAAGATGATAACCATCATCACAGCTCTGTCTTCCTTGTCCTCTCTCCAGGCAGCTCTCTCCAAGACGGAGGCCACATATCGAGCTGCAGCCAACTTGGTTCAGCTGGTTGGTATCAACCAGACTCTCGCTGAGACGAAAGCGATAGCTGCTAAGAATGCTGTCCAGGGAGCTGGCAATATCCTCACCAAAGCAGCAGCAGCTGCCACATGGCTTTGGAACGCGGCTTTGGCTGCCAACCCCGTTGTATTGGTGGCAGCGGCAGTGGGCGGATTGGTGGCTGGAGTGGTTGCTCTTACGAACGCATTTAACAGTAACACGGAAGCTCAAGAGAGAGCAACCCGGGCAATGGAGGCATACAATCGAGCTGCCGAAGCCTCCACGTATGTACTGGATCAGATCGAGACCAAGCGGAACACTCTGTCCAAAGCTGAGGAGATCCGGGGCAAGCGAGAAATAGAAAATCTCAAAGCCAATCATGCCACGTCGGAACAGATCGCCGAAGCTCAGCTTAAAACAGCTAACAAGCTCCGCGAGATTGAGATGAGTGCAGCTCGTCAAAGACAGATGGCTGCAATGGATGAGTTCGACTCCTTGAAGAAGGTGATTGCAGCCAAGGAGGAGGAGCTCAACACATGGTCAGGAAGCTTGGCCAAATACAAGGAGGCCAAAAAGGAACTCGACGATTTGAAAGGCCGATACCAAGAACTGTTCCGGACAATCGAGAATGAAGGAGCTGCAGTTGCCAATTTGGCTCTCGAGACTGCAATAGCCAACCGGGAGGCTCAGCAGGCCATTGCCGATAAGGCTCTGGAGGTTGCTTTGAAGAACTCGGAAGCCATGCAGAAGATCCGGGAAGACGATCTCAGGTTTCAAACAACATTCCAGTCTACGAGCATTGCCATCCGGATGGAGTATGAGAAAAAGCTCTACAAGGCAGCTCAGGATGGAGCCCGGGAACGTCTTGCTCTCCAGAAAGCTCACGGCAAAATTACTAATAGGGAGTATCAGACGGCTCTGAATGCCATGGCTCGGTCCGATAGGCAGTTCTACGAGAACCAAGCCAAACAGCTTAATGATTACCTTGCCGGAGTGAGAGCCAACATCCTGGCTGTAGCCTCCGGAGGCACAGTCGACATGCAGATTGCCCAGGTTACTCAGAAGTACCAGGATGCCATGAAGGAGCTGGCCAACATTCAGCCTCCCCAGTTCGTGAGAGGTATGAGCGAGGAGGAATACCAGAAAGAGTATGCCGCTTATGAGCAGTTCCTGGTCAACAGAGCCGAACTCGAGAAACAGATTCAGCAGAACCTCCAGGATGAAATCAAAAAGATCCGCGAGGACGCTACCAAACAGCAACTCGACCGATTCAACCAAGTTCTCAACGAACAGTATGCCGAAGATCTCTCAAAGGCCGCGGACAACGAAAGGAAGAAGCTGGAGCTCGAGAATGAGATGCTCCAGAAACAAATCGAAGCCAGGAAAGCTGCCGGGGAGAAAACCTATGAGCAGGAGGCCCAGCTCCGAGCCAACAATCTTCGTCTCCAGCAAATGGACCTCGACAAGGAGCTCACTCAAGCCGAGTTAAATCACAAGTCCAAGTATGAGATCCGGAAAAGGTATCTGGAGGCAGAGTTGGCAGCAGCTCAAGGAAACGAGGACGCCATTGCTCAGATCCAACTTGAGATGGCCGAGAATGAAGAGGCTTTATGGGAGGAGCGAATTGAAAAGCTCAGGGAGTATGCTGAAATAGCATCCGGCTTTGCTAATGCTTTCAATGACTTGGCCAGTGCTCTCGGGGAGCGCCGGGTTCAGGAGGTAGAAGAACAATACAGCCGGGAGGAGCAGGCATTGGCAAACATGTACGCTAATGGCCAAATCACGGAGGCCCAGTACAACGAGAAGAAAATCAAGATGGAGAAACAGAAGGAGAAAGAACTGGCCAAAATCGAACGGGAGCAAGCTATCCGAGAGAGAGCAATGGGCTCCTTCGAGATTGGCATCAATACTGCCATCTCCATCATGGCATCCGCTAAAATGGGGTTCCCCATGGCTATCCCGTTCATTGCAGCAGCTGCAGCTTTGGGAGCAGTCCAGATGGCAGCTCTTTGGGCAGCTCCCCTGCCGAAAGCCGCGAGAGGCAAATACATTGAAGGCCCCAGTCATGCTGCTGGGGGAGTACACATCGAGGCTGAAGGGGGTGAGACCATCATCAACAAGAAATCGAGTCGCATGTTCCTTCCCCTCCTGTCAGCCATAAACGAACTTGGTGGGGGTGTCCCCTTCACAAAAGTTGGGTCGGATGGCGGGTATGCTCTTCGGTCATTTGCTGAGACCCCGGAGCCCATGAATCGGCTTGATATGGAAAGAGCAATTCAGAAAGCATTTGGTCAGGTGAGAGTGATTGCTACAATCGAAGACATCCGGAGAGGGGATGCTAACTATGTGCAGATTCAGGACCGGGCTAATTTTTAATTAGCCCAGCACAAATAGTATTTCAATATCCATTAGGAATAATTATATTTGTACAGAAATAATTTGGCACATGATATTCATCAACTTAAAAGGCGCAATTGACTCCGAAGAGAATCGGGTCATGATGGAGCTTTGGGGCGGGACCTCAGAGATCTGTTCCGTGGAGACCTTCCGCCGGGTACTTGATGAACACCCCGACGAACAGGAGGTGTGCATCAACATAGACTGTGACGGGGGCTCGGTTGAGGAGGGCTTCAAGATTTACGACCTCCTTCGCATGAGCGGGAGGACGATATATACAAATATTGTCGGGGGATGTCACTCGATGGCAGTGTGCATCCTGTTGGCAGCTCCGGCAGAGAACAGGTCGGCAAACCGGAATTGCCGAGCACTCATCCACCGGGTATACATGCCGGTCGGGGATTGGCTCACTTCAGACGACGCTCGCAGCATTGCCGAGGAGTTGGCATTGGAGGAGGAGGCTATTCTCGACGTGTACGTCGAGAGGACAGGTCAAGACCGGGAACGGCTCCGCAATGTCATGCATGAGGAACGCATCCACGATGCCAAATCCCTTCTTGACTTGGGATTCATTTCCAAAATCAATTCATACAACACAAACCAAATTTTTAATGCTATGGCAAAAAACGAAAAAAGCGCTTATGAAAAATTCATGAGCAAAGTCAAGGCATTCCGGAATGGCAAGAAAGGCGCTCCCGCCAATTTTGACTATCTGGATGCTGAGGGTCAGGTCGTTCTCCAGACCGTAGGTGAAGAGGACAATCTGGCCGAAGGTGTAGAGGCAACTCTCGCCAATGGCGAGACGTCGGGCACTGTCGTCCTGGAGGACGGTCGGGTAGTCACCGTCGAGGACAACATCGTTACCGAAATCGAGATGGAAGAGACCGAGTCTCTCGAGGACCGCGTTGCAGCGCTTGAGGCGATGCTCGACGAGGCAACGAACCTCATCGAGGAGCAGGAGAATGAACTCCGCAACCTCCGTGGTAGCAACTACCGCCCGAAGAATCGCAAGACGGTTCTGCCCGGAGGCAAGAAGCCCGAACCCTCGGCAGCTGACCTGAAAAACGAAGCTCGCGAAAAGCTCCGGAAGGTCAACGCTGCCAAAAAGATCCTCAAGTAGTCAAACTCAAAAACTTTAAGAACTATGGCAGTTAAAAACGGCGGATTCCTCGACATGGACAAGTTCACTTTTTGTGGACGGGCCATTCAGGCAATCTCGGAGATGATTATGGAGGACACCATTCAGGGTCCTGACATCAACTCCATTCACACAGTTTTCCCCGACATCGTCACTAACACCGAGGTGGGTTACATCGGGGAGGGTGGCATGGTCGGCGTGGTCAACACCGGGTGTAACCCGACTCCTCAGCCGTGGAACATCAACACCCGCAAGCTGAAATGGGAACCCGGCACCTGGGAGATCCTCCTGTCCCAGTGTTACACTGACCTTCAGCAGTCGGCAACTATCTACTCTCTCCGCACCGGCGTCGACATTCCGGACTTCACGGACACGGACTACATGAACATCGTCATCGAGGTTCTTGAGCGCTCCATCATGGACTTCTGGTACCGCCTGTTCTGGTTCAACGACAAGGACGCCAAGAATGTTACCAATAGTGGTATCATTACGGACGGTCTCGACCTGAAATTCTTCACCATCATCAACGGTTTCTGGAAACAGATTACCACGCAGGTTACAGCCAATCCGTCCCAGCGCGGAGCAACAATTACGGAAAATGCCGGGGCATCTTACGCAGCTCAGAAGCTTACTCCGGACAAGGCCAAGGAGTACATCCAGTCGGTCGTGTTCAGTGCCCCGCTTCTGCTCCGTCAGCAGTCTGACAAATTCATCCTCGTTACCCAGTCGGTCTACGATGCCTATCAGCAGTCTCTTATGGACGCTTGCTGCCTTGAATCGGCTCGCTTGGCTCTGCTGAATGGCATGGAGGCTCTCAGCTTCAACGGCATCCCGGTCATCGCAATGCCCATCTGGGACAAGATCATCGCTACGTCGGAAGACACTGGCACGAAGCTCAATAACCCTCATCGAATCCTCTTCACCTCGAAGAGCGTCCTCGGCGTAGGTGTTGATGCAATCGACAGCTTCGAGAAGATGCGGATCTGGTACGAGTACAAAGATCGCGCGGTCTACGTAGAACTGATGGGACGGGCAGATGCCAAGCTCACCAACCCGGACCTGTTCTCGGTAGGTATCTAATCCTCAAAAATCTAAGAAAATGGCAGGACTTGATTGTTCTAAAATCAAAACAGGATTCACCAACCAGGTGTGTGGTAAGCCGGCAATCGCCGGCACCACCGCCAGGGTGATTCTCCTCAGCTACTCGGACGTCGACAAGTCGAAGTCTGTTGTAACTGACAACGTTATCTCTTCGCTCATCCTCAAGGCCGGTGCCACTGGTTACGAAGTCGACTCGCTGCCCAATGCAACAGTTGGCTCGGACACCATCAATGCTGGCACGTATCTCAAGACCCACCAGCACAACGTGGTCGTCCGAATCTTCAAGAAGTCGGAAGCAGCCAAGAAGTTCGTAAACGGCCTGACCAATGCCCGCGTCATCGCTATCGTCGAGAACAACGACACCGGAGACAACGGGGACACCAAGTACGAGGTGTATGGCTGGGACTCTGGTCTGGAGCTCACCGAAATCACTGTCACTACCGAAATGACCGACGGCGTCGCTTACCAGGTAACTCTGGCCAACGGTACCATCGCTCAGGAAGGTTCGCTCCCGATGAGCCTCTTCAACACGGATGAGAAGACCACAGACCTCATGGTAGACGGGCTTCTGGCTGGCGGAACGGAATGTACTGTACCGGCTATCCTGCGGTTTTACCCGTCGGAAGGCCAGGCTAAAATTGGTAACGACGTGCCACTCACTCTGCAGAGGTCCTCGTGTACCAGCGTCTCCGGAACGGTTACCATGCCTCCTGCGCCAACTTCCACCAAGCCAGCAGAGGCATTCCCTGGGTGCGGTCTTCCTTCAAATTACGTGTTCCTGAACGACACTGGCCAAACAGCTGCAAATCCTCCTGTTCTTCAGTACACGAAGGGCGTTGCCGGAGCTGAAACAAGTTGGGGAGCAAGTATCGTTGACACAGACATCCGTAAGGATTATGTCAACGGGGAATACGTAGTAATTCTCTCCACATACGCCGGAACGCCTAAATCGTAACGGCTATGACTGACATGCTCGAAAGACTGAGAGCTTACCAATCCAAGTATGGGTCCCTGAAAGGCGAAGCCTATCGGGCCCATACATTGGAATTGGAAAAGAACCCCGCTCTCCATCGAGAAGTAGACGAACTTTCTCGGTACTTTTTGAATAAGTCAGTTTCCCGATGCGGCTTCTGCCTGATCGAAGCCGACTTAGCATTAAGACGAATAACAGAACAACAAATGAAAAACGTAGCACACCCCGATTACGAACTTCGAGCAGGTACTCTGCTCCACGACCCGATCAACAAAGAGTTCAGCAAGATCCTCACCCCGAGAAACATCACGGAGGAGCTTTGCTTGTACCACATCGCATTCAACAAGGATGCTCTTTCGTACTTCACCCGAGTTCCCGAAGACCTGAACGACCGACTGGAGAAATTCATGTCTCGTTATGGCAAGGAAATGCCGGACAAGGACGTGGAAATCAAGAAGCGTCAGGCTCAGGTTCTGAGCAAGCAGATCGATTCTGTCAAAGCCGAACTAGAAGAGCTGAACAAGAAACAGATCGAGCTGAACGCCAAGCTCGATGAGTACTCCAAAGCCATGGAGGCAATCCATGCCATTCTCGACTCGGCATCCGCCGAGGAGAAGACCGAGGAGAAGACCGAGGAGAAGACCGAGGAGAAGACCGAGGAGAAGACCGAGGAGAAGACCGAGGAGAAGACCGAGGAGAAAACCGAGGAGAAACCCGCCGACATCGACACCGAGGTGAAGGAGTTCATCGACGCCGGGATGGATCTGGAAGCCATCAAAGAAGCCTATGCAGACTCGCAAATGTCTGCCGGGGAGATCGAAGAGGCTTACAACCGGGTAGTCAATCCCGTTTCGGAGGCTCCCAAGAAGGGAGCCAAAAAAGGAGGGTCCAAATAGGACTGGTAATAGGACGGGGTCGCTTCCCGTCCCTCCTACTATTAAAATTACGCCAGTATGAAAGTTGCACAGATCAAATCAGCTCCTCAGTTCGAATCCCGGGACTGGAGACAATATGGCATCCAAACATACGGAGATACCAACGACTTTCCCCAGACAGTCAGCGAGATTGTTCAGGCTTCAAAGACCGGCAATGCCTGCTTGAGCATATACAATGACTTCGTATACGGTCACGGATTCAAAGATCCCGGCATCTACAAATTACGGGTCAACAAAGAAGGGGAGAAGCTCGATAAGATCCTCCGCATGGTCTGCAAAGACTTCACGTTATGGCATGGGTTCGCCATCCATGTTAACTACAATATGAACTTCCGCGTCAGCTCTATCCACCACATTCCGTTCGAGTCTCTCCGACTTGCGAAGGCAGACGATGATGGATTCATTGGCCGGACGGCATATCATCCTGACTGGGGTCACCGAGACAAGACGAGGTCCCGGTGGTCCCCGTCCGACATTGAGTGGTTTCACCTCTTCAACCCGGATCCGGAGGTTATCCTGAACCAGGTAGAAGAAGCTGGCGGATGGGACAACTACAATGGCCAGATCCTCTACTTTTCCGGAGACTCTGAAGGCAGTCCCTCTTACCCGGTCCCCATCTTCATCGCTGAGATGACAGACATGAGAACTGAGGAAGCACTTGCCAATGTAGCCGGTAGAAACGCATGCTCCAACTTCTTGTCAGCTGGGATCTTGGTAGACATCAAGGACGAGACTCAAGATCAGTCCCAAGTCAATGAGACCCAGAAAGAGCTCAACAAGTTTCAAGGAGACGAGAACACTTCTCAACTGTGGTACATACAGTGCAAGTCCAAAGATGAGGTGCCCCAGTTCATAAGGTTCTCCGGGGAGAACTATGACAAAGCATTCGAAGTAACGCAGAGAGTCATCCCGGAGAACATTGGTCAAGCCTTCAAGCAGCCTCCCATTCTTCGAGCTGTTGACGTGGGGGCTAACTTTGGGGCTGATCTCATGACCAATGCCTACAAGTACTACAACTCTGTTACAGTCCGGGAGCGTCAGCAGCTGGAGGAGACTTTCGTATCGATCTTTGAGTACTGGTGGGCTCCTTTGGAAAATCCCGACTTCGCTATTCAGTCTCTCACTTACAATGCCGGCGAGTCTATAGCAGACAGAATTGGCAAGGACAACATGACTCAGGTACTGGAGATTATCCGGGACCAGATGCTCTCCACTGTTCAGAAGAGAAACATGCTCAAGCTCATCTATGGGCTTTATGACGAGGAGATTATAAAACTCATGCCCGATGATACTCAACTCTAACGACCTTCGGAATGTTCGGCCGATAGCCGAGAACATCAACGATCCGGCCAGACTGGAGCCATACATCCGGGAGGCTGAGACCCTCAGATTGGTGGATGCCATAGGAGCCAACCTCTACAGATGGCTCGACGAGACAGACTTTTCCGGCCCCGGTCCTTTCCAATACGGGGACGTAACCATTACAAAAGATCAGTACACTGCCGCCATGGAAGGCGGGTATTATGATGGTGGCTGTTCCGGGGATGGTCGAAGCGAAGGACTCAAGATCGCCATTGCATACATTGCGTATTCCCGATTCATCGTCAACAATCCAATCAACCCCACTGCCTTCGGGGTGAGGTACAAAGATGGCGAATTCAGCACTCGAGTAGAAGACAACATCATCATCCGTAGCTCGAACGAAGCACGGAACATCGGGGAAGCCTACCTCGAGAAGGCTATAAATCACCTTAAAGCTCTGCGGTTACTGACTCCGTGTACTGAATACAAGGAGTCCCCGTCTCGTAAAATGATTATAGGACGTAATAAATTATAAGTTTAACAGATATGGAGGAGGAAGTCATGAGAGCGGGAAAATGGATATGCGGGAGCATTGTAGGGTTTTGGGGGCTTTTAGCTCCGGTCCAGGTCCTTATCCTCTGTGTCTGTATTGCCATTATCGTCGACTTCATAACTGGAAATATTGCTGACTACAAGCGCCACAAACGAGCCCATCAGAAATATGTGTTCAAAAGCGAGAAAATGTGGGACACGTGTTGGAAGTTGGGGCTCAGCATTATCGGTATTGGCATGGCCTACATGCTTGACGTGCATGTCCTCCCGAACTTGGGGGGTCTCAACCTTGCCAACTTCTTCGCTGCTTTTGTGGTCGGGACTGAGTTTTGGAGCTTTCTGGAGAACTCCGCAATCATTTCGAATCATCCCATATTCCGGGCTCTCCGGTCATACATGGAGAGATCGGTCAGCAAGAAAACTCAAATAGACTTTGAATGCCATGAAGACAAGTAAGTATTTTAAGCCCGAGGAATTCGAGCGATGCAATCCGTCCTGCTCCATTGAAGACATGGACCAGGATTTTCTTGATCTACTGGATGACCTCCGTGAAAAGGCAGGCATCCCCCTCGTCCTCAATTGTGCTTATCGTTCCAAAGAACACGATAAGGCCAAAGGACGGTCCGGCAACAGTGCTCACACAGAAGGTTTGGCAGTGGACATCCGGTGTGCCTCGGGCCCCAATCGGATGAAGATCCTCCGGGCAGCCATTGCATTGCGGATCCGGAGGATAGGCATCGACGGGAATTTTATCCACGTAGATGCTTCTAAAACCCTCCCGCAGGACACGATATGGACTTACTAAAGAGAGTACTCTGCACAATAGTTCTTATAGGTATAGGCTTTATAATCGGGCGTAAAACAGTCGAGGAAAAGACCGTTATAAAGTACGTCGATTTACCCCCAATTCAGGGGGAGGTCAAAGTCCCGGATTTGGTTCCAAAATGGGAGGGTTTTAGGAATCCAATCAAATTGATATATATCTATAAGGGCCAGGAGGAAAAGGTTCCCCAAACACCCCCAGAAATCACAAATAGTGGGGGTTTTGGGGAGGACCAAAAAGAGGTGGACACTCTGGAGAGCGTAAAAAGGACAATATTGGACTGGAATACGACCAGGAAATACGCTGGAACATTCTTCAAAGATCCCAAAATTGGCCAATTTGACTGGGAGGCTACAGTCCAATACAACACTCTCCAGCATCTTACGTACAAGTATATCCCCGTTCGAAAACAAATCAAAGAAACGAGGTCCCCGAAATGGTCCCCCTTTCTGAGAGCTTCAGCTAACTCATTCGGGCAGGTTGGGGCTGGGGGAGGCATATATTACAGGAATTTCGGAGTAGATATATCCTATATGCGGGACTTCGAGCTGACCCGATCGGGGTATGAGGTTGGCTTTAGCTGGAAATTTTAGGAAACTACTCCGTCCCGGGCTTAGGGGAGCCCGGGTTTTTTGTGTCCCCCAAGCCGGGGATATTGGCCCCCGTGGCAGGGACCAGCAGTAAACAATGAGAAACAATAATAAACAATCATTGTTTCTCGATAATCGATTGAATATCAATGATTTAGGCCCTTGTAAACAATGTAAACAATAATATAGGAGGAAAACCTGAATAGGGAATATGTGTTCTAATATTGGATAATAGTGTTCTTAAAGAGGATAAGACCCCCTATAAAAAGGTTATATAGGAATTATTGTTTACATTGTTTCTCCGGGGGTGATTTTAGGGCCTAACCCATTGGGTATCAATCACTTAGGTGAGAAACAATGAAAAATTTATTGTTTCTCTGCTATTTTTCCAGCATTTTATCGTAGTATTTGCAGCAGAAGTATTATATTTGTGATACAAAAACAAACTACAATATGAAAACTATAGAAAACATCTTCGCTCAGGAAAAACGAATAATTGATGCCATCAACAAAGAAGGCCAGACTCTAATAAACACTACCTCTTTTGAAGAATGGGACAAATGGGACAACATCGAGGACCGGCTGGAACAGATCAGCAAAAGAAGACGTCGGGGGTTCAACATATCAAGAGCTCTCCGGAACCAGGAGTACGCTCGAATGGATTGCATCGCCGGGGTATACGACAAATTCTACAGATACAACAGAACAGACGACGGACAGGCATACGACAAGGCTTGGCGAGCTCAGAACCAAATCACTCAGAACGAGACAGTCACATTCCTCTATAATAATTAAAAATAGGGCCTCCGGGTCCCAACTTTTTTCTCATTTTTCAATCAAAAAATTTTTTACTTCAAAAAACTTTTCTTATATTTGGGATACAAACAAAAGGATAAGACAATGACAACTACAAATTACATTAATAGCAACGGTTTAGGACTTAAGGTTACCCAGCTTCCTTCGGGTACTTTCGACCTCTATTTCAGCAACGGGTTCACCTCCACCTGCTACACAGAAGAGGAGCTCCAGGACCTCATCCAACGAAAAGGCTTTCAACAAACAAAATAGAACACAATGAAAAGATACACACAAGCAGAGTTCGATGCATTCGAACGCGATGAAAAAGGCGTCAAATATTGCCCCACAGGCGACTATTCGCAGATCAAGAGTTTCGGTGATCAGTGCCGTTTCGGGGAACGGTGCATTTTCGGTAGGTGGTGCATTTTCGGGGAACGGTGCATTTTCGGTAGGTGGTGCATTTTCGGGGAGTGTTGCAACTTTGAGGCGTATTGCAGTTTTGGGAAACGGTGCAGCTTCGGTAGGTGGTGCATTTTCGGGGAGCAATGCAGCTTCGGGGATCGGTGCGATTTTGAGGGAATTGGCTCTGCCAAATCGGGTTATCCTTTCGCCGCGTGGATAGGGGCCGGGTCGCGCAAGGGCAGCAAAGCCTACTTCTTCAATCTCGAACAGGGTATTTACGTCCGCTGCGGGTGCTTTCTGGGTACCCTGCCCGAGTTTCGGGAGAAAGTTCGGGAAACACATGGCACGGACGGTCTGGCCGGCGAGTATCTGGCCATTGCGGACCTCGTGGAACGGAAATTCGCGGAATGACGCACGCATCGTTATTCAGCGGTATTGTTCCGCAGGTTGCGCTGCGGATATTCGAAACGATCGATAACCAAACGAGAGGCTCTTCTCGTCTGCATGGGCTTCAAGACTGGCGAAGCATACGTCTGCGGTAAGTATGGAATTAACGAATAGTAAAACATGGAAGAAAAATTCAACTGGGATCTCCCGGCAGATCCGGACCCCAAATCGGACAACTATTACAACGGAATCGTATCCAAGGAGCTGAAAGACCCCAGCAATGTGGGAGAGGTTCTCCTCGGAGTTATTCACAGAGAATCAGTTACCAATCAGTCGGATTTTGTCAATGAGGGAATTGAGACCATCCTTGACAGGTTAGGCATTAAAACCGACAAACCTCTCACAAGAAAGGAGAAGCTCCTGGCATTCATCGGATTTAAAGCTGGCTCAATGTGGGAGAAATTGGTGGAAGACCAAAGACAGTCAGAACCAGCTTCACCCAACCCTCTCGAGATGATATTGATGGGAATTCTCAAAACAAACGGAAAAAAATGCTGATTTTACCGCAGAAGTATTATATTTGTAGTGTAAACAAAAAAAACCTACATAACTATGAGAGCAGTAAAATCAGTACTTATCGTCACTCGAATGGGATACGTGGAGGGAGTCTTCACTTCTTTCAGAGCTTTGGCTAACTCCCAAGGAGCCACTCGAATCAATATTGAAGGCGAGTATGAGCCTTATACTGAGTCTGAACTGAAAGGCATTGCAGCTAACGGCCAGACATTTATCTACTTCGGCGAGAAATGCAGAATATCAGCAAGAACCTTAAACAGATAACCATGAAAAAGATTGAAAAATACGTAGTATTCAAGTATGAGGACGAGTTCGGATTCCACTACATGAAAATGGACAAGCTTCCCGGGGAGGGACCTACATACATGGAGCCCATCTCGTTCGAGAAGAAGATCAACCCCAACTGTACTCCGGGAGCCATCACTCAACAGCCGTTTTCAGAGGACGGAAAATCCGCCTATGTGCTCAGCTCAAAAATTGTCCCCGTGTCTGGTTGGTGGAACGACAAAGCCGAAGTCCGGGAATGGCAGGAAAGGACCCGGGTCTATAAGGCTCTCAAGGAGTTGAAGAGGAAAGGAGAGGACCTCAAGCTTGAGAAAGCCATTGAGCCTCTACGAGAAGTATATGCCCGGGTCAACCCCAGCAGGAGGAGCATATTTATTGCTCAGGTGGTCTACCTCCTCACCAAGTAAACATTTTTCATTAAAAAGATTGAAAAAATTTCAATATCAGGGGAAAATTGATTATATTTGGGATAAACAACATGGACAACACAATGACTATCAATCTCAGAGAATTAATTGAACAGAGAGGGCTCAGGCTTCAAGAAGTGGCAGAAATTCTGTTCCCCGATAACCGGTTCCCCCGAGCAGCTCTCAACCGGGTTCTCAACGGAAAAACCTTGTTGAATTCGGAGCAAATCTCCCGTTTAGCAGCTTGGCTCCGTGTATCTGTCGACGATCTCTACAAAGGAGCATGGAATTCCGAGTTTAAAGGAGAGACATGTATTCTGACAAACGGGAACTACAGAGCCGAGTTATCGGTCAAAACGGGAGAGACGAAGGTGTTCCACCTCGGGTCCCTGTTTCATGAAACTGTTCTCCATGACCCGGCTATACCTCTCAGCAAGTACATTGAACTTCTGAACACCATAATCAAAAATCATCAAGCCAATGAAAGTAGAAATTAAGTTCGAGGCAAACCTCGAAGAAACTCAGGATCTCGAAATGGTCCGCAAGATCTGTCAGGTCATAGGCGCAAATCCTGTTACCGTTAAGACGACTGACGTCGAGAAATCAGTCCCTGCACAGGACGTGAAGAAGCCAGCTCCGGCTCCGGCTCCAGTCCCCAAAAAGACTGAGGAGCCCGAACCCATGCCGATGGATGCGAACTCCTCTTTGGGTTCTGACCCCGCTGTCTCCATTCAGGACATCCGGACTCTCCTGGCAAGTAAGGTGGACAATCACCGCGAAGCTATCCGGGCAAAGCTCACTGAACTGGGAGCGAGGAATGTGACGGGACTGGATGTCCGAAACTACGACGCGTTCTACGAATTCCTCAAAAACCTTGCGTAATGGGAACCCCGAACCACTCATCTCGTAAGCACGCCATGCTTTCGGCATCAAAGGCAGACCGGTGGATCAACTGCACCCCCAGTGCCAGACTGGAGGAAAAAGTTGAGGAGACCGGTAAGCCTTCCAAGTATGCCGAAGAGGGTACTCTGGCTCACGAGATGGCAGAATGTTACCTCCGAGCGAGGTTCCGCATAACGCCTGTTGACGTTACGTCTGCTGAACTCAGGAAGCTGAAGAAGAGTGACCTTTACACTGAGGTCATGGATGAGCCCGTAATGGCTTATTGCCAGTACGTAACGGACCAATACACGGAAGCTCTGCGGAAAACCAAAGACGCTCTCATCCTCCTGGAGGAGCGACTGGACTTCTCGGCTTGGATCGAACAAGGGTTCGGCACTGGAGACGCTTGCATTATCGCTGACGGGGTCATGGAGATCATAGACCTCAAGTTTGGCACTGGCGTGCCGGTTTTCGCTGAGAACAATGCTCAGTTGATGCTGTATGCTCTCGGAGCCTTGTCCAAATTTGAAATGGTCTACGACATCAACATGGTGAAGTTGACTATAGTCCAGCCCCGCCAGGAGCGAATCTCGTCATGGGAGATTACCCCCGAAGACCTCTACAAATGGGGTGAGGAGGTAGTGAAACCCAAAGCAGCTCTTGCTTACTCCGGGGAGGGGGAACTCCAAGTCGGGCACTGGTGCAGGTGGTGTAAAGTCAAAGCTTTGTGTCGCAAGATGGCAGACCACAATCTGGACTTGGCCAAACACGAGTTCAAAGAGCCCGAACTCCTAACCACTGAGGAGCTCGCTCAGATTTTTGAGCAAGCCCCCATGCTTCAAGAATGGGTAAATGCTGTATCTGAGCACCTGCTCTCCAAAGCCATCTCAGGCGAGAAGATACCTGGGTATAAGGTAGTCGAAGGAAGGTCAATACGGAAATGGACTGATGAGAATGCAGTTCAGGAAGTTCTTACCGCATGCGACTACACCCCGGATCAGTTCCAAGTTGTAAAACTGGCCGGAATCCCGGCAATCGAGAAGCTCCTCAAAAAGGACTTCGATTCACTGGTCGGGGACCTCGTCATCAAAGCTCCTGGCAAACCCACTCTCGTCCCCGAGTCTGACAAGCGTCCGGCAATGGGAATTGAACAAGCAAAACTCGATTTTTCTAATAACTAAACTTCACAACTATGAGTGCAACAACCAAAGTAGTAACCGGCAAAGTCCGGTTCAGTTACGCCAACGTATGGGAACCCCGGGCGATGGAGGGTTCTGACCGAGCAAAATACTCGGTGTCCATCCTCATCCCGAAGTCTGACTCGGCAACTCTGGCTCGGGTCAAGGAGGCCATCGACACGGCTCTCAAAGAAGGCATCGCCAAATTGGGTGGCAAGATTCCCCCCACGTGGAAGAACCCCCTCCGTGACGGGGACACCGAAAGACCGGACAACCCGGAGTATGCTGGGCACATGTTCGTCAATGCCAACTCGGACAATCGTCCTGGCATCGTGGACGCCAACCTCAACCCCATCATCGAAAAAGAGGACTTCTACTCGGGATGCTATGGCCGGGCGTCGATCAACTTCTACGCTTTCAACACGAATGGCAATAAAGGTGTTGCTTGCGGACTGAACAACCTCCAGAAGTTGGCTGACGGGGAACGACTCTCGGGGGGATCTTCGGCAGAAGAGGATTTCGGCCAGAACCCGTGGGACGACGACCTTATGTAGGTTGGTATGCTGGGTCTTACTCGGGATTAGGGGTTCGAATCCCCGCCCAGCAACAAATTTAACAATAATCAACATGCCGAGACGCTTATATTTCGATACAGAAACATATAGCCCGGAGGACATTGAATCCACGGGCGCCTATAAATACATAGAATCGGGGGACTTTCAGCTCCTTATAGTGTCTTTCGCCTTTGACACCTCTCCCGTTCAGGTGATTGATCTGGCCAAAGGAGAGGAGCTCCCCGACTATTTCATCTCCGCTTTAACTGACCCAGGGATCGAGAAATGGGCGCACAACGCAGTATTTGAAAGACTCGTATTTAAGCGTATAGGACTACCTATCCCGGTTGATCAATTGTATTGCTCAATGACTAAAGCAGCCTATTGCGGACTGCCTTTGGCTTTGGGTGAACTCTCCAAGGCGTTGGTCCTCGGAGAGCACGGGAAGAAGTCGACCGGTAAAGCTTTAATCCGGTTTTTCTGCTCCCCGTGCAAGCCAACCAAGTCCAACGGGATGAGGTCTCGGAACATGCCGGACGACGACCCGGACAAGTGGAACGAGTTCAAGACGTATGCCGAATATGACGTGATTGCAGAACGCGACATCGTGGAACAGTTGGACCAATTTCCATTCCCGGAGTTCGAACGTCGGAACTACCTCGTAGACCAAAGCATCAATGACCGGGGCATCTTGATCGATCTCGACATGGCCGGAAACGCCATCTCTTTTGATGAGATGTACACGGAGGGGATGACCGTCCGGATGAAGGAGCTAACGGGCTTGGACAATCCTAACAGTTTAGCTCAGCTCAAGACATGGCTCAAAACCAACTTCGGGCTCAACTTCCCTGCACTGGGAAAGCCCGAAATCCTCGAATATCTGAAAAACAATCCGGAGGCTCCCGATCTGGTCAAGGAGGTTCTCGCTGGTCGGCTTGCACTGTCCAAGACCTCAACTAAGAAGTACATTGCTATGCTCAATTGTGCTGCCAAAGACCAGAGAGCTCACGGGTTATTCCAGTTTTACGGGGCTAACAGAACAGGGCGTTGGTCGAGTCGTATGATCCAGCTCCAGAACCTCCCCCAAAACCACATGAAGGATTTGAGCCTTGCCCGAAGCATGGTGAAGAAAGGAGACTACGACCTCATCGAAATGTGTTACGGCAATATCCCGAATGTTTTGTCCGAACTCATTCGAACAGCATTCATAGCCCCGGAGGGGAAAATGTTTGCAGTAGCCGACTTTAGTGCTATTGAGGCCCGGGTCCTGTCCTGGTTAGCCCAGGAGAAATGGCGACTCGACGTCTTCAACACCCATGGCAAGATCTACGAGGCATCAGCATCACTCATGTTCGGGGTCCCGATTGAACAGGTTACGAAAGGATCTGACCTCAGACAGCGCGGTAAGACGGCAGAATTGGCACTCGGATATGAGGGATCGGTCAACGCAATGGAGAAGATGGACAAGGAGAAGAAGCTGTCCAAAAAAGAAATGTATTCCATTGTAGCTCTTTGGCGCCGGGCCAATCCTAAAATTGTTGAGCTTTGGGCTGAGGTGAACGAGAAGGCCATTGAATGTGTCCAGACCAGGAAAACCAAGAAGGTAAGTTGCCTCGTCTTTGAACATGACGGGACCAATCTGACAATAGCCCTCCCAGCGGGGAGAAAATTATACTACAGAAATCCCCGGGTGAGACCCAACAGGTTCGGGCAGACTGGCATTGTCTATGACGGCATGGTCCAGACCGTAGGATGGACTGAGGTGGAGACTTACGGGGGCAAATTGGTGGAGAACATAGTCCAGGCAATCTCCCGGGATCTTCTCGCCGAAGCAATGTACAGACTAAGCATTATGAAAGACTTCGAAATAGTAATGCACGTCCATGATGAAGTCATTGCAGAGGTAGACGAAGACAGAGCCGGGGATTGTCTGGAAACTATGTGTAGAGTTATGGGAGAGGATCTTCCTTGGCTGAACTGCTTGCCAATGGGATTACCTCTCAAAGCAGACGGATACGTTACTAAATTTTATAAGAAAGACTAATGACATACGACGGGGAACTCGATATTGCAATCGGACTGAGTGCAAGATCGAAAGTATGGAGCAACAAGAAACTGAAATGGTCTGAATTGGTCAGTCGACTCGGGGAGGAGAACAAGACCACTGAAACATTTAGGGAGTTTGTTTCTGCAAGCAAGGAAGACCAGCTCAAAATAAAGGACGTAGGCGGATACGTTGGAGGCTACCTGAGAGGGGGCAAAAGAAGCCCGGCCAATGTGGTCCACAGACAGTTGATGACACTCGACTTGGACTTTGCCCACAAAGACCTCTGGGATGACTTTACTCTCCAGTTTGACAATGCAGCTGTTCTGCATGGGACTCACAAACACTCAGATGCGTCTCCCCGGTACCGACTAATAATGCCACTGAGCAGAGAAGTCACGGCTGATGAGTATGTGGCCATAAGCCGAAAAATTGCCGGGATAATCGGCATAGACCTTTTCGACAATTCAACTTTCGAGACCAACCGACTCATGTTTTGGCCTTCTACGCCGAAGGACATGGACTACTACTTTAGGGTTCAGGACGGTCCATGGATTGATGCTGATGAGGTTCTCAACTCCTATGCCGACTGGAAGGACTCGTCACTTTGGCCCACAGCTTCGTCCCGTTTCGAAGCTGTCGACAGAGCCGTTAAGAAGCAGGAGGACCCAACCATAAAGAGGGGGCTCATAGGAGCGTTCTGTAGGACGTACTCCATACCCGAAGCAATAGAGACTTTTCTCTCCGACACCTATGTCCCGTCAGCATTGGAGGGCCGATACACTTACACAAAAGGCAGTGCATCGGCTGGTCTTATAGTGTATGAGGACAAGTTCGCTTACTCTCATCACGGGACTGACCCGTGCGGGGGTAAACTTTGCAATGCGTTTGATTTGGTCCGCATACACAAATTCGGCCACCTTGACGACAAGGTCAAGGACCCCTCGTCGAAGTTGCCAAGTGTGTCAGCAATGGAGGAGTTCGTACGCAATGACCCCTACACTAAGACCACCATTGCCAACGACCACATCAACAGTGCCAAGTACGAATTTGCCGATCCAGAGCATGACCGGACTCAGGAAGAAGTAGTCGAAAAGGAAGTTGACCCGGAGGCCGAGAGCGTCGAGTGGATGAAGGAGCTGGAGGTTGACACCCGAGGAGCATACCTCTCGTCGGATGCCAACCTCAACCTCATATTTGCAAACGACCCCAGATTCAAAAGACTGTTCAGACAGAACGACTTTGACGGGAAGAGGTACGTCTTCGGGAATCTCCCGTGGCGTCGGGTTGTTAAGCCGGAGCCGGTCAAGAACGTAGACTATTCCGGGGTCAGGAACTATTTGGGTTGCGTATATGGCATAACGTCCTCGCTAAAGATCGACGATGCCATGGCTCTGGAATTTGAACGCAACCACTTCCACCCGATTCTGGACTACCTCAATGACCTCAAATGGGACGGGATCCAACGGGTAGACAAACTCCTGATTGACTACATGGGGGCTGACGACAATATATACTCTCGCGAAGCCATCCGCAAGATGCTGGTTGGAGCAGTTGCCCGAGTTATGAACCCCGGGGTCAAATTCGACCTTGTGCTTATGCTCGTAGGACCTCAAGGATCCGGCAAAAGTACGTTCATCAAAAAATTGGGAAAATCCTGGTTTAGCGATACATTCCTGACAGTCCAAGGAAAGGAGGCTCTCGAGCAGATCCAGGGGGCATGGCTTATTGAAATAGCTGAGCTCTCCGGTCTCCGCAAAGCGGAGGTCGAGTCAGTGAAGCATTTCATATCTAAGTCCGAAGACTCATTCCGACCAGCGTATGCCAGAACTTCTGAGATATATCCCCGGCAATGCGTCTTTTTCGGCACCACCAACGACAGAGAATTCCTGAGAGACCCCACTGGCAACAGACGTTTCATGCCAGTGGACGTGGTCCCCAACAATGCCAAAAAAGACGTGTTCATGGAACTGGACGACGAGATAGACCAGATATGGGCTGAGGCAGTTGTCCTGTACAAATCCAAGGAAAAACTCTACTTGAGCAGTGAAGCCGAAAAAATAGCCAAAAATGAGCAAAGCTCGCACAGCGAGTCGGATGAACGGAAAGGCATCATTGAGGCGTACTTGGACAGACAGCTCCCTGACAACTGGGACTCGATGGACCTATACCAGAGACGAGACTTCTTGATCGATGAACTAAACCCTAAAGGCACCACCCCCCGAGACTACGTGTGTGTTGCTGAGATATGGTGCGAATGTCTTGGGCGGAACAGGGAGGACATGGACCGGTATAAGACCCGAGAAATCAATGACTTGTTGAAGAGCATGCCCGAATGGGAACCGTGCAAGTCTACTAAAAATTTCCCCATTTATGGAAAGCAAAAATATTACGTGCGAAAACTCGATTGAGAAACGGCTCGTCACTGAGGTGGAGAGAGTTGGTGGCTGGTGTTTGAAACTCCCCGCAATTCACAATGCTGGCCTCCCCGACCGGCTCTGTCTGTTCCCCGGTGGCGAAGTCGTTTTCGTTGAGTTGAAAGCATTCGGCAAAAAGCCCAGAAAAATACAGACATTAATGCACCAGAAACTGAAAGCAATGGGCTTTCGAGTCGAGGTGATAGACACGACCATGGGTTGTAAAATGTTAGCATTGGAATATGACCGAAAATGATCTCCATCAATACCAGCTACAAGCTGTTGACCACATAATAAGCCACACGCACTGTGCTCTGTTCCTGGACATGGGATTGGGTAAAACAGTGTCTACTTTGACAGCCATCAACGAGCTCATGTTTAAAGAGGTCGAGGTCCGACGAGTGTTAGTCATAGCTCCCAAAAGAGTAGCCGAATCAGTCTGGACACAGGAGGTCGAGAAATGGGACCATTTGAAGCACATTAAAGTGTCTCGCATCATCGGAACAGAACGTCAACGTCGTGAGGCTCTCGCCAAGAAGGCAGACGTATACACCATCGGGAGAGATAACGTGGCTTGGCTATGCGGGCTCTACGGGGGATCTTGCTTACCATTCGACATGGTGGTCATCGACGAGCTCAGCAGTTTCAAGAACCCCAAGTCAATCAGATTCAAAGCTCTTAAGCACGTTCAGGCTTCACTCTCCCGAGTAGTAGGTTTGACTGGTACCCCGGCACCCAACGGTCTTATGGACCTTTGGGCCCAAATGTACCTCCTGGACCGGGGAGAGCGCTTGGGCAAATACATATCCCACTATCGTGACAACTACTTTAAGCCAGGACGTAGAAACGGGCATATTGTATATTCGTACGACATATCCAAAGAGAATCAGGAGCGGATATATTCAAAGATAGGGGACATCTGCATGAGCATGAAAGCTAAGGACTACCTCGATCTCCCCGAGCGCATCGACAACATAGTCGAGATCCAGATGCCACCAGAAATCCAAAAAGCTTATGACTCTTTCGAGGAGGAACAAGTTCTCAGCATGATTGATCAGCTCGGGGACGCTGTAGAGATACCAGCTGTCAATGCAGCAGCTTTGTCCACTAAGCTCCTCCAGTTTGCCAATGGAGCAGTGTACGATGAACAGAGAGTGGCTCACGAGGTGCACACGTTGAAGATCGAAGCCACGAAGGAACTCATTGAGGATGCCGGGGGACAGTCAGTCCTCATAGGTTGGACCTTCCAGCATGACAGAGACAGGCTCATGAAGGCTCTCGCCAAGTATAAGCCTCGGGAACTCAAAACGGAGAAAGACATCGTTGACTGGAATGCCGGCAGAATCCAGGTTCTTTTGATGCACCCAGCTTCCGGGGGTCATGGGCTCAACCTCCAAGCCGGAGGACACCGCATCATCTGGTTTGGGCAAACCTATTCTCTTGAGCTGGAGCAGCAGTTCAATGCTCGACTTGACCGACAAGGACAGAAGGAGGTTGTCATAGTCAATAAACTTGTATGCTCGAAGACAGTGGACCAGGACGTCATAAGAGCCCAGAAAGCAAAGACCCGGGGACAGGATGCTCTCATGGAAGCTGTAAAAGCGAGGGTCGAAAAATACCTGAAAAAATATCGCAAAACATCGTAGTATTTGTCGCAGAAGTATTATATTTGTGATACAAACAAAACGATAACACTATGAACTACGAAAACAAACACCGAATCAAAAGGACAATGAAACGGTATTACTACGAGTTACTGGACGAGGATTACAATAGCTACGAAGCATTTATCCCCGACGGAAGAATAAAATCCAGGGCCATTGCTCAAGCAAAACGAGCAATGAAGGACTTGGGGATCAAAAGGGCTCTACTGGAAGTCAATAGCATGAGGACCTCCGACATATTGGACATAATCCCAGTCGAATTGGATTGAAATAATTTCAATTTTTCTGGTGAAAAATTTTTTTAATTGAACATTTTTTCTTACTTTTACACTACACTTAACAACTAAACACTATGGAAAAGTTTATCGAAAAGTACAAGAGCTACAGCTCGAAAGTTCTTCAAAAGTTGGCCAAGGTCAAGACCGGTGACGAGCTTGACGCCATCGAATCCATCCTCGCATCGAGGGGAGCATCTCAGGAACATCCGGCAGAGGAGGGCGCTGTCTACAACGCCACTGAGACCGAAGAGTACAAAGCCGAGAACGGCATCAAGGAGAACGACGAGGTCGCCGAGGAGAAGCCGAAGAAGGCTCGCAAGGCAAAGACTCCGAAGGAGCCCAAGGAACCCCGCCCGCTGAAAAAGGAGGTATCGGCAGAGGAGGCAAAGGCTAACCTCGAGAATGCCAAAACCAACATTGGTCGCTTCTGCAAGTTCATCTGCACGAAGACCAAGGAGCAGACCGACGGCATCATCATCGGAGTTCGTCTCGATCCCCGCAACAACTTCATCCAGTACCGAATCAAGACCAACGACGGTCACGTCTGGGGCAAGGGCATCGACTCGAAGGACCTGGAGCTCGGCGAGATGGCACCGGTTCCCGAGGAGAAGCCGAAGCGCGGCCGGAAGAAGGCTGACGAAGCAGCTCCCGAAGCAGCTCCCGAAGCAGCTCCCGAAGCAGCTCCCGAAGCAGCTCCCGAAGCAGAACAGAACGAGCCGGAGAACGCACCGGCTGAGGAGTAAGTCAGAACTCCTCGCCAAGTGGAGCCGTCACTCCACTTGGCACCCCGGAGTGGTACAGGAGGGTTCGAGTCCCTCCCCGGGGTCTAACCTATATACTAAAAATCATGGGTAACATACTTAAACACGCTGACCAAATCATCAATGAGCGGTCGGAGGAAAAGGAGAGACAGTACGGACCGTTCATGGAATGCAACCAGAAGGCCGCAGAGATCGCCTCGGTCATTACCGGTAAGCCTCTGACCGCTCTTGACGTGTCTTGGGTCCAAGTGGCAGTGAAAATGGCACGTGAATCCAATGCACACAAGGAGGACAACCTCCTTGACATGGTAGCTACAATCGGGGCCATCAACAACGAACTCGAGGACCCCAAGCCGTTAAAAGCTCCGGGGGTGGTACCTACGTACTTCTCAACCATTTCGGAGGCTGTGGACTTCATCCGGATCAGTCCCATCGAGGTGCATGAGATCAAACATGTTCTCACAGAAGAGGGGCGCAGAATAGCTGTATACTACTCCCACAAAAACGATCCGGAACAGTACAATCCATTTCTAAACATCAAGCCATGAACACACGAGACTTTAAGCCATTCATCAAGAGCTGGGAAGAGATTTATGCCCTCCAGGGGGAGCTCCAACTCATGTACAGGCCATACTTCAAGGAGCGCATCGCGAACTTTGACATCAACACTTTGGAGGATCAAGAGCTTTTCAAAAAACTCTGTTGGCAGATTGTCGAGGAGCTCACAGAAGCGATGGAGGCCAAGGACAAAAACGAGGAGGACCACGTGCTGGAGGAGCTGATCGATGCCTTCAATTTTATGCTCGAGCTTTACCAGCTGTACGGCATGGCTCCAGACTTTGCTTGGGGTCACACATACGGGTTCCGGAAGGATATTGCCGACGAGAATTTCGAGGAGAACATACTGGAGCTGATCAAGACCATAGGTTTGGCTGCCAACTGCCTCAAGAACCGGGAGTGGAGACAATCTCAGTACATGGTTGACTTGGTGGTCTTCGAGGAGAGACTTTGGAACATCTGGGCAATGTTCGCTATGCTCTTCGGGAGCATAGGTGTCACGGAAGACAAAGTCCGGGAGCTCTGGTCGTTGAAGTATCAAGTAAATGTGTTTCGCATTAAATCCAAATATTGACATGAGTAGAATATTTAAAGACTGTTTCGAAATGATCCGGGAGATGGATCGGGAGCTCAAGGTTTCCGGCATCACGGTCCCGGTCAACCATTACCAAAACCAGGAGCTCAGCGGGGACGACCGGCTCACCAAGGAACTCATCGGAGTGAGCTTCGTCATCTCAAAGCCGTATCTCGGCAAACGCGAGATGCTCGACTTTATGTTCAAAGACGAGGCCGAGCTCATCGAGAAATATTGCCGAGCAGAGCTCTCCGACCGGCTTGACCGAAACGGGGTCAATCCGGGTAAGAGCTGGGAGATCCGCCGGGACTTGTGGCAGAAGTTGGTGAGCAAGACTCGGCAGGAGGGTCGCTTCGACTACACCTACTCTGAGCGTCTGCACATCTTCCACAAGGGACCCGAGATCCACCAGTTGGACAATGTCATCATGACTCTCCGGGACGACCCGCACTCCAGACGAGCAATGGTCATGATCTTCGAGCCGGAGGACACCCGGGCAACAGCCGGGGCTCTTACCCGAGTACCTTGCTCCGTCAGCTACCAGTTCCTAATCCGGAACAATCGGCTCCACGTGATATATTACATTCGGAGCAATGACTTCTTCAAGCACTTCGCAATTGACATCTGGTTGACGGAGGTCATGATGGACTACGTGTTCAACATCCTCGCAGCCACCTATCCCTCTCTCAAGAAGGGATCTCTGCATTACTTCGCTGGGTCCCTCCATGCATACAACGAAGATCTCTCCAAATGGGTAATCTATTAAGCTATGACTATAGACGAAGCAAGAGCTAAAGCTCATCAGCAATATGACGATTGCATGTTCTGCCCGGGATGCTCGAAGCTCCTGACTGGGCTCCACATGGAGAGCCAGTGCTACACTAACTGGATCGAGAAGAAGGCACAGCAGATCCTCAAAAATTCGAAGAAAGATGAGCGTAGAAGTTGGAGTGTTGACCGAGGTAGTCTTGACCTCTTTGGCTGGAGCAGCTATATTCTACTTCACATTTCTGATCGCAGTTGACGAAGTCAGAAAGGACATAAAGCGCAAAAGACGTGGCAGGAGGGAATGAGGAGCCCATCATCATTGGGCTGGCAATAGCAGTAATAATCGGAACAGGGATCGTCTGTCTCATAGACGCTCTCAAAAACAAACTCAAGTGATATGTGTGGAATAAGTATATCAAGAAGGATCAACACTGTCTACAAGATACAACATCGGGGGACTGAAACTGTTCAGATTGCTCAGGGGGGATGGTTTCTCGGTCATGTCCGTTTGCCCATTCAGACTGAGCCAGGGGATGACCTGGCTCAGCCCATAAAACTGGCAGGAGACAACGGATGGCTCCTTTACGTCGGGGAGATCTACAACTACCCTCAGAAGTATAACAGCGACGTCGAGTACCTCCGCGACCTGTTTGGATCCTCGTGTCTCGAAGACATCATCTGTGAAGCCAACAACTGGGATGGCATGTGGGCAATATGCTGGTACCGGAAGGGTCAAATTATTGCTTTTACCGACCCTCTCGGAAAGAAGCAACTCTACTACAACCAATACGGGGAGATCTGTTCGGAGATAACCCCGTTGGTGTCAGACTTCAAGGACTTCGACCGGTACTACCGGTCGGAAGTGTTCAAATGGGGTTACAACTGGGATGACAGGACTCCGTGGAACACAGTTAAGCGCATCATGCCGAATACTGTCTACTCTTTCGACAGCATGCGGGTAACTCCGACTGTCATCCGTAGGGACTATTTCAATTGGGAACTGCGGGGTGAGACATACAATCGGGGTAGGATGCGATTAGCTCAGGAGCTCAGGGAACGAGTTTCTGAGTCCGTACGACGCAGAGCCATGTATTCCAAGACCCCGGTCGGGGCTTTGGTTTCAGGAGGACTGGATTCGTCCATAGTTGCCTCTATTCTTCATCGAATGGGCCTGGGGGTTAATCTCTATATGGTGGAGAATAATGAATCAAAATTTGGCATGCTATTGTCCGAATTTTTAGGGGTTTCTATCACCTCTCTTGGCCCTATCCCCGATGATGATTGCCTGGAGAGGTGTCTCCGCTACAACGAAACCCCCATCGACTTGGGTTCCATGATCCCCCAGTTCCGACTCATGGAGAAGGTCAAGGAGAAGGTCATCCTGACCGGGGATGGAGCTGACGAACTATTCGGGGGTTATCGCCGAGTCGATGACTACGACTCCCAGCTCTCAGACGTGTTCCAAGAGCTTCCGTTCTACCACATGCCTCGGCTTGACCGGGCTTCTATGAGGAGCACAGTTGAACTCCGGTCACCATTCCTGGGGCATGACGTTGTCAGGTTCGCTCTCCGTTTGCCCCGGGAGGACAGAACTCACAAGCGCATTCTCAAAGATGCTTTCAGCGACGTCCTGCCTCAGGAGATTCTCGACCGACCCAAAGAGCCTCTCAAGTGCCAAAGTATACGGCAGGACCCGATGGCGTACCGCAAGAAGTGTCACGAAATATTCTACAACTTATGGCAATAGCTATCGGATATTACAGGGTATGGTTTAGGGGAGATGACTCCAACACGGAGGCTCAGTGGTTCAAAATGACGCTCCGGAATGGGTCCATTAGACCTTCCATACGTTCCATAAGTCGGGAAGAGGCTTTGTGGTGGATCAAGTCCCGAAAAATGAAGGACGTTACACCCGGCAATCCTGCGGGCAAGATATTTGAATCGGATGGTAAACCGTTCAAGAAGGCATTCCAGGAGCTTCCTCTTCACACTCGGTATAATTTCATAGAAGGAGCATCACTCTCATCAGGCACAACACACCGAGCTCGTCTCGAAAAATATTTTAAAAAATGAAGATCGTAAAAGTAAGAAATGTCAAGACCCCAACCAGAGGAACGGGTCTGTCCGCCGGGCTGGACTTCTACATCCCGGAAGACTTCGAAGCCAAACAGATCTGGCCGGGCGAAAGCATCAACATTCCGTCGGGTATTCGAGCTCGAATACCCCAGGGGTGTGCCCTCATCATGTTCAACAAGAGCGGGATTGCCACCAAGCACCAGCTCCAGGTCGGAGCCTGCGTGGTTGACGAAGACTACCAAGGAGAAATCCATCTGCACGTCATGAACGTCGGCAAGGATCTCGTCACCCTCAAGCCGGGGATGAAGCTGGTTCAAGGTTTGGTGATGCCTATTGTCTATGTTGGGGTAGAAGTTCTCGAGTCGGGGGCCGAGCTTTTCCCGCAATCGACTGAGAGAGGAGTGGGGGGCTTCGGGTCCACGGGTGAATAGGGCCCCGGACCCAAAAGTTGAAGGATTTATTGTTTCATTGTTTACAATTTTCCCATGGCCCCGGCCCAAAAAGTTGGTCAAACCATTGTTTCATTGTTTACAAATCAGGGGGGACTCCCGGCCCCAAAAGTTGATAAAACCATTGTTCCATTGTTTATTGGCAAAAATCTCGACAGCCCCTCCCCTAAAATCCGGGGGACCCCTATTGTTTATTGTTTATTGTTCCAATGGAAAGAATCCCAAATCATTGATAATCAATCACTTAAATTAAAACAGCAGTAAACAATGAGAAACAATAATAAACAATCATTGTTTCTCGATAATCGAT